GGGCAATCGCAAAATGGACATTCATGTAGTAGTGGTACCCTACTGTGACACTACCACCGCCTTTACTGCCCATCGACCCTCTCCCTTGCGAATTCGACCAGTTGCAACGCCATGGCATCACCGGTGTTGATTAGTTGTTCCTCACTGACCCCATTTTTCACAAAGTCGGACCAGTCCAGGCTGTGACGCTCAAAGAATTTGCGGGCACCGTTGTTGCAATAACGCAACGCCTTTAAGTCATCATGGGTGACGATCATTTCTTACCACCCTCACTTTGAATCTTCTTCGTTTGCGGATTGCCGTAGTAGATCACCCCGGCTTCTTTGACCCACACCTTGCCGAATATGACCGGAATTTCTTCACCCATAGGTGGGTGGGGAATGTCGAGCTTACCGGCGACCGCGTTCTTCGGACCTTCCGGTTTGGGGGACAACACATAGGCCACCACCTGAAGTACGATGGCTATTGCAATTTGTACCCACATGGAATCACCTCAGAATATTGGATCGCCGCCAAACGGATTTTTGGTGGGAATAAACGGCATACCACCGTAGTTCACCGTATTGTCAAACTTGGATGAGCACTCTTGAATGGTCCGGTTACAACCGGCGTAAGCACGAATTTCCATACCCGACTTCAACCCCACTGGGAATGAGAACAGAGTAAGGGTGATCCCTGCCGATAAAGACACGGCGATCCGTTCAACGGTTTGCAACTCAAAATGGCTGTACTCGATGTACCCACCGGCGAAGTAGTTGTCAGGGCGACCGGCAATACTGAGCAAATCCAGACCGGAACCGGTAACGTTGGTCGCGGCATCAATCGTGACAAACAGTGATCTATCTACTTTGCATTCACCACCGTAAAGCATGTGTGGGCAACCGTACTGGTAGTGCCTGCGTAGACCCATGCGCTTGATGGCCTGGGAACTGCTTTCACAATCAACGGTGGCGTTTACCAGCCCCCAGGTTACGTTGGTGATGCGACCCTTGAACACGATTTCAGTGGATTTGCCGGTTCCCAGATCGTATTTTTCACACAGCAAGGTGACCAGGCCAGACGGCGGTGACACTCTGAACAATTCCAGGAACTCTGCGTCTAATGGAAATTCGACCCTGAAGCTGGCGGATGAACTGTCACTACTGAGTTCAATGTCAGACCGTGAGATGGGTACCGCACGGAACGTGACCGGCTCCTGATACACGTCCAGGTCAGCAGAGGTGTACCGCCAACGGTTGAAGTCGTAGGTCACTGTGTAAATTTCGATTTCAATCACTGTTTCACCGTGGTCAGGTTAATTTCAACTGTCGATACGGAATCCGACTGATAGTTGATTGTAACCCCGTCTTGACGCAAACGGCAAAGGTGAACCAGTGAAACTTGCATTATGTTCTGCGGGCCTATCTCAACTGGAAAGTCGGTGTCCAGCGATAACTGCTCAATGTCACCGCTGGATCGGGTGGTACCGATGATTTTTCGCAGGAAACGACTGCCATCGGTGAGCCTGATCAACACTGCGTTCTGAGTCGGTTGAACACCCACCAGGGTGTCGTACTGCGACCGGCGCACACGAAGGCCGGATGAACCAACACCGGTGGGTTCGACCACTTCAAAATCAGAAAACCAAGTTGGCACGTAAACTGCATTCTTTTGCCCTTTGAGGCGACCCAGTAAGGCACGGAACTCTGTCAGTTCCTGTCGGTTCCTCATCAACCACTGCACTCTGCGGTTCTGACGGGGTGCTCCGGGGCGCTGTATCTGCTGTGAGGCACCGGTTTCATAATCCAGCAGGTCGTACTCAGAATCCATGTCGTACTGAAGTGGGTTTGACCAGTTCGGTTTTTTATAGATGACCTCAACTCCGTCGAGTGTTTCTGCAACGGGCAAGGTTGGGATGTACGGGTCAGTTTCCACCGGATCGCAACTGAACTCGACGTTGCTGGTCATTACTTTGCTGGTCAATCTTTGAGTCGCCACACTGGTAGGCAGCTTGGCCAGGTTCACCGGGTAAAGCCGTGCGTTGACCGGCCAATCGTTTTCCAGTGGTTTTGCTGCTGTGATGTTCTCGGGTGTAATGTTGGCGACTTCAAACACCTCAAAGGTGTAAGTGTCGGTCATCAAAATGGCCAGACCACCTTCAAAGAAACTGCGTCCGGTGGTGGAAACGGGAATTCCCGTCGTGTTTTTCAAGGCTGGCGTGGTGAGAACGTGCTTGTCTTGCCAGATGGGCAGCGCGTATTGCCGGTCTTGCCAGCCGAACAAAACATTTTGAAACTGGTTCAATTCGTTGCCTTTCAGAGTAAGCCGGTAGTTTATTTTACGCCGGGGTTTGGTTCGCAATGACCGTCGCGTTTCAGTGTCGTTGAAGGACGTGAATACGTCTGTTTTCCACTCCAACGACTCGGTTAACGGCTGATCCCAGTTCGGACCGAAGGGCCACACAACCACCCTTTGACCGGTCACCGGTACTGAGTAGTTGCGACCGTTAATGACCCAAGTGATTTCTTCACTGAACTGAGGCGGTCCATCGGTGGACACAGTGACCAGGTAGGATATTTCCTCAAGTGCGGTGAACGTGTACGGCACACTGACCGGCGCGGTTACACTGACACCCTGTGCCACCGGTTCCAGATAATCGGTGATAGTGCTGTCAGCCAGGTATGCGTTCCAGACACGGATTTCTTCGGTTTGCACCGACAACACGTTGCCCAGGTTGATTTGCCCTGGGGTGAAGTGGATGCGGAAATACAGGTCATCGAAGAATGTTGGTTCCCGGTACCCAACGAAAGGGTACGATGACACATTGAGGTCTACGAACTGACTTTGGCCATTGTCGAAGTCATCAATGGTTTTGATGCCCTGGTAATCCGAGTCCCCGAAGTTGGGTTCAGGCACAACGAAACCAGCCGTCATCTGATCGTGACCGGTAATAACCCCAGGTTCCCGCTGTGCTGTGGTCATTGAATCAATCCTTCAGGTAGGCAATGCCGTACATTTCAGTGGCTTCGTCTTCTGGACGGTTATAAGTGCCAACATAGACACCGTTTTCATACCGACCAGTTGTTCTCGCTCCCGCCTTACGTCGCGCCCAGGGGAACAGTTTCCAGACATCACCCCCGATGGTCAGTTCATCACCTGCTTCAAAATAAGTCAGGTTCACATAACGGAAGTTTGGCGGTGTACCGAAAGGCCGGTAACCGCCTGAACTGACCCACACTAAGGGGGTCATCAATGCTGTTCGACTGTTGAATTGAATGGGGGTTGCAACTTGGAAAGAACGGACTTCTTTAGACCAGTGACCGCCCACAAGGTGTGACTGTGAGTTACTGTTAAATCTGGCGAACCGAGGCGCACCGGTAGTGTCCTGGCAATCAAAACCACCGGATGCGTCATATCCATCAGTGTAACTGTGTACATTGTACAAAAAGGGAACCCGGTGGTATTCGTAATAAGACACGCCATTGCTACTGTCAGGTGAAGCCGAAGACACGTCCCAAAACAACCCGCCCAACGCCGTGCCGAATTTCTGGAAGTGACCAATGACCATGTGCCGATAGAAGCCGGGTTCCATTTCAATGGCGGCGTATAAGTAAGGTGTGGGTGTCATGCCACCGAAGAAGTGAACGGACTGAATGGGGTTGACTCGCAGTTCCACTTTTGCGCGAGTGTATTCTTCAGCCGTGTCGTATGTATTACCGTCACCGTCGTAAAGAAGGTACTGATCAGGTTGGTCAAACCATTTCTTTGATCCGTCGTAACCGCGATGACCATTCATGTAAATTTCATTCTGATAACCAGCCAGTGACACGTAACCACTGAACCCTGGGGTCGATACGGTCACCAGTCGGTAGTCGCCGTCCCATCTGTTCGTGATGCCCGTTGAATCATAATCACCGGGTGAGTCACCCACCTCATCATCATTGTCGGTTGTGTTTCTGTGTACCGTCCAACCGTTCGCAGCGGCGAAGTTGGCGAGTTGCTGTGCTACCTGGTAACCATCGGTGACCGGGACGTTTTGATAAGCCATTATTGCAACCTCAATGTCATGTAATCACGGAAACCGTTGCGGAACAGGTTTTGCACAACCAGATGGTCAACCCCGTCTTTAGTGATGATGTTTTCCGATGAGTTCTCACGCCCTGGTACCCAGTAAGCACCGTCCATGACACCCATCATGGCGTGGTAAGGGCCACCGGCTGCGGACGACATGATGGTTAGATCACGCATTAGGTAACTGCCGTCGAAGCACTTGTCGGCGTTGTTGGTCACGTCTTCGTCAGTGGGTGAACTAAACGCGCCGTTGTCGTAGGCACGGGTTGGGAAAACATAACCGGGTGAACCAGTGTTATTTCCGTATTCGGGGGCGTAATAGGTTGTGTTGGAGTCGTAGTTGTTAATCCGACGCCATACGTTATCTGGATAGTAGGTAAAAAACGTGTCATACCCCGGACTGGCGAAAAACCGGTTACGTTGGTCTTCCGAACTCCACCGGGTGTTGTCCAACGCAATACCGGCCACCGTCATGGGGAACGGGTATTCAGAAGGGGTACCGTAGGGCAGGAAGAACCCGCAATAAGCCGTGGAATACACAGCGGCCACTTTGACCGCCAGCATCCAGCGCCGACCATTACCCACAATCCAGTAGGTCATTGGTTGGTTCCAGGTGAGGATGTAGGCCGCTGGTGACAGCAAAGGCTGATCAAGGGGTGCAAGTGTGGCAGAGAACCCGGCGTGACCCCAAAACTGAAGGTTGTATGTATCAGCACCAGGGTCTTCCAGTGTTTGCATCCCAAAGTAGATGTTATCGGTACCGGTCAACCCCGGTCCCCGTAGGGTGATCTGGTCTTCGTGTACCAACGTCCCCGTTGGTCCCAGTTCCTGAGTCCAGTTCTGCCCGCCAGCCACCAGGTCAACGTTGGTGGTCAGGAAGTTTCTGATCTTGTTGAAAAGATCAACGTGGTTCGCCGCAGTTCCCGTTTCCCATGCCATTATTGAAGTACCGATTTGACTTGTGACTTGTTGGCCCGGATGAAGTTGATGATCGCCTTCTGGCCCTGTGCGCTGTTCAACCCTTCGGACACAATGGAAGATGAGTCTATCGCGTTCACAATCTTAACACTTGTTTGTTGATTTCCCGACCCTTGGTTGTTTTGGTGGCGCGGGTCTTGCCGCGTAAGCACCTCCTCACCTTTTTCCAGTATCGTTGGAACCTCGTTCGGCTTCAACCCTGCAACACCACCTGAGTGGTATTTAACCGCGTTAGTGAACCAAGATGAGTCTACACGGCGACTGCTACCGGTACGCCCTGCTATGCCACCAGTGTGGGCAACACCTGCGTTCAGACCGCCGGCAGCACCCCCGGCAATACCTTTCACGGCGTTGAAGACGATCTGCTGCAAAATCATGTTAGCAATCTGACGAATAAAGTCAGCCGCGAACTGCCTGAATGCTTCACCTGCGGACTTGGTGCCGTCGATGAAAGCATTGAATGCACCGGTGAAACCGGAAGCGAAGTCTTTTGCGAGTTGGTCACCTTCAAACAACCCGACGTTTGTTTTGTCAAGTTCGATTTGCAAGCGTTTAAAATTCTCAACCATTTCAGGATTTTTAAGTGCTTCAGCCAACGCGATCCCGTCACTAAGCAGCTTTTCCAATACTGGACGGGTTTCCTCAAGTATGGTTTTTATGTCCGCTTTTCCAGCAGCTTCGGATTTATTTCCCGATTCAACCAGGGCATTGATCGTTTCTATCCGTGCCTGGCGAAGACTGTACTCATCATTGATTTCCTGCTCTAACCGCTGCAAACCCTCAACCGCCGCACGACGACGCTCGACTTCCTCAAACCCTTCAAAGCTGTCAGCGAACTTTGCCAGTGAAGCATTCCCGGATTCCTGTGCCAGAGTTTTCGCTTGCTCAACGGCTTCCTTCAGTTTTGAAAGGGACTTGGTGTTGATCTCATCCAGACGACGACCCTGTTCTTCGGTGGTGATCAGGTTCAGATCGGCCTGTTCATTGACCCGACCCAACTCATCTTTGCGGTCACGCACTATATCGTTGATGCGCTCCTGAGATGCCTCAACATCTTTGTCTTGTTGTGCCTGGCGCTCTTT